CCTCTTTTTCGGGGGGTAATGCGACATCGCGGTATATTGCGTCGTTGCACGGGGTGAACGAGAGAACTGTGCGGAACGCCGCGGAGTTTGCCGAAGTTGTCGACGCGCTTGCCGAGATTGAACCTGAAGCGGCGGCGCGGGTACTCGCAGGTGAACTGTCCGACGCGAAAACCGCGCTGCCGAAAGTGGAACCCGAACTGCTACCGAAGGTCGCTGAACGCATCGCACAAGGCAACGCCCAGTCGGTCAAAGAAATCGTCGAACGCATCCGACGCGAGGAGCGGCAGACTACGAGACCCGTCTTGCAGGGCGTCTATGAGGGACTCGACATCCGACGCGGCGACTTCCGTACCGTGCTGGCAGACCTGCCCGACCACTCAGTCGACATCATCCTGACCGACCCGCCGTACACGCAGGAGTATCTCCCGCTCTGGGACGACCTCGGCGCGTTCGCCGCGCGGGTACTCAAGCCGACAGGCGTGCTGCTCGCCTATAGCGGGCAACTCCATCTCCCGCAGGTGATTGCGATGCTCACCCAGCACCTGCGCTGGTGGTGGATGTGCGCGATTCGGCACGCAGGCGCAAGCGGATACATCGTCGCAGGCGGGCGACGAATCATTAACGACTGGAAACCGCTCCTGATACTCACCCCGCGCGATGCGCCGCCGCTCAACGCGCAGTTTAACGATCTCATCGAGGGCGGCGGACGACAGAAGGAACTCCACAACTGGGAGCAGTCGACCGACGAAGCCGTGCGCATCCTGCAGACCTTCGGTCAACCCAACGCTCTCGTCGTCGACCCGTTTGCTGGCAGCGGAAGTTTCGGACGCGCCGCAGTGCAAGCGGGCATGCGATTCATCGGCGCGGAAATCCTCGATCCTGAAGGAGAGAGCCGATGAGACGCCGTACAATTGAACAGGATGCGCCGAGACGAGGTGTTCAAGGCGTTGCATCAGCGACTCGCGCCGTCCAACTACTACGCTCTCGACGCGGACTTGATCCTTGTCGAGAAGATACCGCCAGCGACGGTCTATGTCGTCGCGCACCTCGAATTCAAGATGGGCGCGGAGCCCGTCACCTTCACGCAAGCGGTCTATTTCAACCAGCTGGTCTCCGCGCCCGTGCCGTGGCGCGTGCCCGTCTACATCATCCGCGCACGCGAGCCCTACGACATGCCCCCGACGAGCATGACTCGACTCTCCTACGATTACTGCCGACACGCGCGAGAGACCCATCGATTCGATGTGGTAGAATATCTGCACGCGGACTGGAGACCTGAGCCGCCGCGCGTCGGCGTTGCTGTGATTGCGGAGGACATCGGATGGCGCGAACTCGTAGAATGGGAACGGGAACTGAGACGAGCCAGACGCGCACAACTCGCGCCCCACATCGAGGCGGGCTGGCAAACAGGGCACGAAACGACGCAACTCCAGATGGTGCGAGTCGGGTAGTCGCCGAGGGCGTGCGCGAACGACACCTGCAGAACGCCATCGTCAAAGCCGCGCGACTGCTCGGATGGCTCGTACACCACACGCGACCCGCGCTCAGCCAAACAGGACGCTGGCATACGCCCCTGCAAGGGCACACGGGGTTCCCTGACCTCGTGCTGGTCTACCCCGCACAAAGCGAGAACGAACAGACCGCTATCATCTTCGCCGAACTCAAGTCTAAGCGAGGGCGAGTCTCCGACGCGCAACGCCGCTGGCAAGAGGCGCTCATGCAGGCGCAAGGGGTAGAATACTACATATGGCGACCGAGCGACCTGCCGAGCATCCTCGCACGATTAGAGAGGCGGAACGAATCGCCACGCTCGTCCGAGAGGGAGACCTGATGGGCGCTATGACACTTCTCCAGCGGTATGACTGCGATGTGCAAATCTATGGCAAAGGTGGACTCATCCGCGTCTCGCGCGGTAACGAGATTGCGCTGCTCGCACCCTTCAACCCCATGCAGAAACTCCTTGCCGACATCGCGCGAGTCATAGACGCGCCTCTGCCGCAACACGCAGGGCCATGCAACTGCCCCGATAGGGAGGTCTTCAACGCATGAGACGACTATTGCACCTGAAGTTTGTGCAAACCTGCTACGCTGAAGAGGAACTGCGGCGACTCGTCGCCACGCGAGGGTACAGCGTCGTCTGCCGCGAATCCACACAACCGCTCCAGTTCACCGTCTACGAACCCGTCACTCCAGAGGAAGCGGACACCGTCATCGAGTTAGACCCGCTGAGCGAACTCCGCACAGGCGACTTCGACATCGCTGTGTACGCCCTCTACAGACCCAACACTGCCGTGCGGTTCAACAGCGACTGACTCGTCGCCGTCGTGTTCGACTACACCGCACGCAGTATCGCTCAGAAGAGCCGCCCCGCGCCCAGCGAGGCATAGGCCGTGCCGTTGATGCCCATTACTATGGAGCTAATCTCGACCCATGCGTCGGGCGTAAAATAGACGCCGCTGCCTGCGAGATTCACGGTGTGCGTCGCGGGCTCAATCGAGCCGTTCGTCAGCCGTCGCCTGCCTTCGATTTCGACCCAGACATCGCCTGTATGCTCGATGCGCACGATGGTGCCTGCGTACTCGTTGACATCGACCGAGAACGGCACGGCGATCGGGGCAGCCTGCGTGTACCCATAGGCGAGGATTGGTTTCCCGCGCCCGCCGCGATAGGTCGCAAACAGTTCCGCGAACAGCGGATGGAGCAGCGCGTCCCACGGCGTCGCGTTCGTATTCTCGCGCTCCGCCCACAACTCGATGGTCAGGTAATCGTTCTGCGCCTCGCGTCCGACGAGGCGGTTCAGCGTCATAATCGCATGGTGCAGCACGCCTACGCCGACTCGCTCCGCGTTGCCTAACCGCTCCCATGTGTCCAGCGACCTGAGCAACTCCGCACGCACCTCGCGCGGAATCGACATCGCGCTCCAATCGGATTCCAGTCCCGCAATCTGAATCGCGCCCGCCTGCAACGCCGCCCGTACAGGCTCATACCAGCGCACTATCCTATCCGTCGCACGCAATACCCAGTGCATCGCATGGAATTGTCAACTACTGACGACTAAGGTCGTCAGCTTGCTGAGAGAGTTCAACTCTCTCAGCCTGAGGCTGGTTGACGGCAGCCCAGCACCGACCAAGCCCGCTTGGACGGCACGACTGGCGATGTTTATGGATGCAACACAGTTAGCGTTGTGCTGGAAACCACACTGCTGGCAACGGAATAGACGGGTACTTAGACGATTGGAAGAGCCAACATGACCACAGCGTGGGCAGGTTCGCGAAGTGTAGGCGGGTCTAACGAACACGACTTGGTGACCCGCCAAACGGGCTTTGTAGGCAATCATCCACTGGAGTTGCCGAAACGCCCAAGTGTGGAACTGCGCACGCTGCTCGGCACCGCGACGCTTACAGCGATCGCGGATACCGCCGAGGTCTTCCAGCACAACGAGGCTGTTGGGTGGGAGACTATCGACGAAGCGACGGCTAACGGTATGCAAGTAGTTGCGTGCCCAACGGCGTTCCTTATCGCTCAACCGTGTCCGAGCCCTTCTGGCTCTCGTGCCTTTGCGTTGCAGGATACGCCGTCGGGCACGGAACCGCTTGCGCCGCTCAATCGATTCTACACCCGAAATCTTAACACCGTTAGAAGCAACAAGCAGGTCAATCTCGCCGAGGTCAACACCGACAACATTCTGTGGCGGGTCGCTCGGCTTAGGGACAGGAACGGAAACAACGATATGCAGGTAGAGTTCTCCGTCACGATGGCGTTTGAGAACTGCGAAAGTGGGTTTGGAATCTCTAATGATTGGCAGATAGCGTTGCCCAACTTTAACAGGGCACTTGATCCGTTTGCCGTCGCAAGATGCGAGGCTAACCCAAACTTCATCGTTTTCGCAAAACAGTCGGAAAAGCTTCGCGTTCAAGTCCAGCGATTGGGGTTTGAAGGTCAGAAGTTTCGGAGGCTGCTTCTTCGCTTTGGATGTTTTGTATGCTTTTGCGACTCGCTCACGCGCACTGACGACAAGACTCGCATGGATGTTGAACCGTTGTCGGATGTCGTAGTAGGTCAGATGGTGCAGAGCAACGGAGTTGAAACATCGCTCGGCAAATGCTACTTGACTGATGGCGTTGCAGGCGACGGCGAAGGCATCCAGCGTCTGGTTCAGCCGCTGTTTATCCTGTGGCGACAGGTCAAGCTTAGCGACAACGGTCAGTTCCACCGCTTGGATTGTACCCCATTTTTCAGAATTTGTCAAGGGGGTGATTGGCGGCACTGCCGCTATCTTCTATGAGTTTCCAGCAGATTCATCGACTGGCGTATAATTCCATGCCATGGCGCGACCACCGAAACGCTATTACCGGTACGAGACGGGCAAATATGTGCGCGAGAAGCTGGGCGATAAGCGCGGATGCGTAGCCTACCGCACGAAGACCATCAAGTCAGGGCGCAAGCTACTCCTGTGCATCAAGTCGAGCGAGGGTGAACGCGGCGGGCGCACGAAGGGCATCGCGCTCCTGCGCACAAAGAGTACCCCCAAAGGACGAGCGCACTGGGACGACGCGGAGACTAAGCGAATGCGATGAACTTCCAGCAGATTCACCGACCCGCTGACGGCGAACTCGTCACTGAGCTGCGCAGTCTGCTAAGCCGAATCGCAGACCTGCGCCCGTTCTATCGCTACGCTGCCAATCGCATGCGTCAAGCGTTTCGCGAGAACTTCGCCGTCGGCGGACGCCCCCCATGGCGACCGCTCGCGCCGTCGACCGTCGCGGCGAAGCGCATCATGGGGCTCCCTGCAGGACTGCGCACGCCATCGGGGCGCGTCCCGCGCCGACTCCTGCAGCGCGGGCAACTCAACGAGCGTACCATCCTCATCCTCACAGGCGAGCTGCGCGACAGCGTCGCGCAGAAGAACCACCCACACCACATCATGCGCATCTCCAAAGACCGAGTCGAAGTCGGCACCTCGCATCCGCTTGCGCCCATCCACGAATTCGGTACGCAACCCTACTGGATCTACCCGCGACGCGCACGCGCACTCCGATTTGTCGACAGCCAAGGACGCTGGGTCTACCGACGGCGCGTCTACCACCCTGGCGTGCCCGCACGACCGTTCCTGAGGCTCACGCAACAAGACGAGGACGACATCCACGACGCGCTCTTCGAATACCTCGCCGACGCCGTCATCCGACCCGACACGGAGGGACTGCTATGAGTGGCGAACTCCAACCCTGCACGGTCTACGAAGGCGATGTCTTCGACCTGCTCCGCATGCTGCCCGACCGATCCGTCGACATGGTCTTCAGCGACCCCGACTACAATATGGGCATACGCTACAACGGGCGACGGCACAGGAAATCGTGGGACGACTACATCGACTGGTACATTCGGCTCGCGCATGAGAGTTTGCGAGTGCTGAAAGACGACGGGAACGCATTCTTCCTCAACATGCCGAAGCAGAACGCCTACCTGCGCGTGCGCTACCTCGACGACGCCTGCTATGAGGTGCATGAGTACGCATGGTGCTACTCACCCGATGTGGGGTTCAGCCCCTATCGGTTTACTACGGCGCATCGCACGATACTGCACGCGCGGAAGCAGAAGCGCACGCGCTGGTACAAGCACGCCGTCGCACTGCCGTATAAGAATCCCCACGACAAGCGCATTCAGCGCACGCTCGCCAAAGGCTCGCCAGGACGCATGCCCTACGATTGGTTCTACATCGAGTATGTCAAAGCGGGCTCGCGCGAGAAGACAATCCATCCGTGTCAGGTGCCGCGTCGCCTGTTCGAGCTGCTGCTCCGCGCGTCGACGCTTGAGGGCGACTTGGTGCTGGTGCTGTTCGGAGGCGCAGGCTCAGAAGTCGCTGTCTGCCACGAGCTGAATCGACGATGGCTCACTGCCGAAATCGACCCCGTATACGCAGACCTGATTCGCAAGCGCATCGCGCTCGGACGAATCCCCGACGAGTACCGATGGCGACCGAGCGGTACAATTCGGCGATGAGTGGTAAGTATCAGGT